TTCACCATCAAATTCTACTTTTGTAAGATGACCAACTCTACGTTGTGTCTTCCAGTATATAGTTGCAACTCTCATTAAGTTACCTTCACCCCACATAGATACATCTTCATTCTCATCTAATATTTGACTTAGTATATCTCCACCTCTTGCAGGGTCATTATGAAAGTTACTTACAAACTGTCTATAAGGCAAGCCTGGCATGTTTGTATTCCATTCATGAGATCTTTTAGGATCATAGTATGCACCATCATTCTGATATCCATTTACTTGATATTGTGCTGATCTTGCTGGATAAATTTTTTGTAATGACTTTAATTGTTTTTCATTCATTAAATATCCATACTTATCTACCACATCAGATACAGTCATTAAGTCTACTTTACCTACATAGTTTGAATCTGCAATATATCTTTGGTCTGGAGACTTTTGATAGAATGTTAATACAGGATTCCATAACTCTACATCATAATCATCCTCTAACATACGGAAATGCCAAAACTCTCTATCAGCAATTAGCATATCTCTAAATCCTCTTTCTTCAAGTTCTTGCATTTTAAATCTTTCTTCATCTACTGCAAGTTGGTGAGATGCCCACTCTTCTACCATACTTCTATAAGACTTACTAAAAAAGTCTTCTATCTCTGGTAATGATTTTAAAGATTCTGGATTTAATTGTTGTTGTGCTTCCTCAGATCCTGGGTCCATGCCCATCTCTATCATTCTACGTATTAACTCTGATTCTGCTTCAGCAAGTAATGCTTCTTCTATTTGAATTCTTTTAGCTTCTAGCATTTCATTATAAGATGCATCATCAGTTGCTCTAAACTGGACCTTAGAATATCTTTTTGCAAACTCACCTGTTAATACATTTATAACATTAGGTACTATAGGGTAAAACTTAAGTTCTAGTGCAGAATCATTTTCTGTAGTTAATACATCCATGAGATCTTTATACTCATTATCAGGCTCAACTATATAATCTGTTTTATCTATTACACCTTTTGCTAACTTATAATTTTTTAATAACCTTCTAGAGTTTATACGTAAAAACTCTATTCCTTGCATTTCTAACCAATCTAAGTTCCATGCTGCCCAATCATCAGTTTTTTTCTTATACGGTAAAAACTGAACTGGTTGAGTTAAGTTTGAAAATGTAGGTCCGCTTTCAGCACGTGCCCCATTTTTCATTTGCATTGCATTTAATACTTTCATCTATTTATAATTTTTGAAGCCAGATCTTCTCATTCTTGGGTTAGATTGTCTTTTATTATAACCTATATTCCTAAACGGACTATACTTTAATTTACTTATTTTTTGTGAATTTACCAAGGAATTATCCTCTGATTCACGTCTTTTAGAGTATCCTCTATTAGATTGTTGAATTTTAACAAATGCAATTAATGCACCAAAGGTTACTAATCTATCCACGTTAAGACCAGGATAATATGCTAACATTTCTTTTAATAACATTGGATCTGGTATTCTTTCTACACCCAGTGTTTGCTGCATAACATTGCCATTGTCATCTAACTCTTCATCTATTACTTCTCTTAAAAATTCAATAGCATATGATATTAAATGACTTTTAAATAATGTTCCTGTATTTTTCCAACCATATTCTTGATATACTGTTCTATTTGATCCAAGATCTTTTAAAAATAATATTTGTTGTTTAGGTACTAAATACCTTTGTTTCTTTCTTGCAATCATATGTTGTATAAATAATGATATATTATTTTCAACTATAGTCCATGCATTATACCACTCTATGATCATTTCTAATCTTTCATGAGTTTTATTTATATCATCAAATCTTCCACACCATGCAGCAACTATTTTATCTTTTTCAATAAACTGTTCTACATCTCCACTTGGCAACTCTCTTGTAACTTCTATAGCATTTTTATATACATAGATGCTACATAAAGAATCTGATGTTGTAGTCTTACCTTCTGATACAGGGTCAATAGATGCATAGTAACAACCAAAGTCTGGTCTTTTACTTGCAGGTCTTTCCCAAACCACAATAGATCCGGTTTTATCTGTCTGTTTTTTATTTACAGGAAAATCAGATATAGGTAATTTTTTTGTTCTCTTTGCTATTATGCCAGTTTGATCTCTTTCTAAATTAATCAACTCATATGGATATTCTTTTTCTTCTATCTTTTTAAGTTGTTTGCTTAGTATCCCTTGTGGAAAAACAGATTCTTTTCTATATGCAAAAGCTTCTGCAATATTCAAAGGTTTCTGAGATATTCTTAACTGATATTGTTCACCACTTAGCTCATTCTTCCAACGTTGTCTTTCTATAAGTATAGCTTTAATAGCTTCATCTATCTGTGAGTTGCCATATTCATCAATATAAGGTGGCATAGACCACTGTTCAGGAATAAATAGACCTGCCATACCAATAGTACCATCAGCGTCCATTAGATTAGTTTCTACAGCATATATATCATTTGCTCCTGGATTTAATATCATTTCTTTTAGTGGGTTACATTGTTCCAAATCACCCACTGATCCAGCAGCTATAAACATACCAGTAGTAACCATACCTGATGACATTGCAGGACGCAAGTACTCATAAGTTTGCATCATATTTTTTGCAATACCTGCCTCCTCATGAAAAAAGTAAGTACAAGGTCCACCTACACCAGTTGTTGCATTCTTTTCAAAAGATGCACCTTGTATTTTAGATTTTAATCCTCTAGAGGTTTTTCTATTATTAACTTTAACTTCAATCTGTTGTTGCCATAATAAAACTTTTTCAGGATTGCTTGGTCTATACCAGGCTGTATGCTCATTTAAAAATGTTTTATATTCTTCTAAAAACTTCCAAGATCCTTTATCATTAATATAATCTTTTAATGATGCACCTATTTTGCATATAGAACCTTCTTCAAACCAATACTGGTTTATAATTTTAGCCATATGAAAATAAGAAGATGCTATCTGTCTTTTCTTGAGAATAGCAGAATGCTGATTATTTAACTCTGCTAGTATTTCATACAAAGCCATATGATACTGTGCATCACGTACCTTTGCAAAACCATAATGTTTTTCTTCTTTGTCAAAAATAGGTAAGAAGTTTAACCACATATAGTAATCTCTTGTAAGATACCATTCATGATTATTATCCTTGTATATTACTCCCTGCCTACATTTATTTTTTTGATCCTCCCAGTAAGAAGTAAAATCTTTAGATCTAAAAGGAGCATTACAATAGAAGCCCTGCTCATTAAATGTGCGGGCTTCTTTGTTGAACTCTAATGCCACTTCAGTAAATCCATATTTACCTGGCTCTTTAAAAATAGTCTCTAGGTATTCTCTAAAGTCAAGATCATTTTCAAATTCAGTAGTGCTCCATTTCCCTTTCTCATATGTTGGAATAATCCTACTCATATCTTATGATAGCAAATACATCTCCAGCTTGAAGAAGTAAATGCTCCTCACCTTCATGTTTCAT